CCTTTGCTTCGGCTCCTTCACGCTCGACGATAGCGCGGTCAACTTTGATGTCACCACCAAAGAGCTTTAGGCTCTCAGATTGCTGACTGACTTCGCCATAACTTTCGGCAAGAGCGCCATTATAATTGCGGAATCCCACGTTAGGGAGACTCTCTTCACGCTTCCAGAAAAGGCCATTGCCTTCAATAGAGCGGAAGGGGAGTACGGACATGAGCTGACCAGCGGCCAGTTCAGTCACAACAGCCAACTCTTGTGGAGTAGAGGCGTGTTTCTGAGCTTCAAGCAGAGTAAGTGCCATTTTGTTTCCTAAAGATGATTGAACAAAGATTGGGTGTTAGCGCTTCAGATACTGTCACAGTAGCTTCGGCAATCGCACCCTTCCAGTCCACTCCATCTCAGAGTTTCCTTTCTGGGCTGCTAATACTAGAGTACCGATATCAATAAAAACGGAGCCAAAAGACTCCGTTGAATATTCATTTAAGACCTCAACACTTAACTGCCGAATGCACGCTGGAACAGCTCCGTCGAAGACAAGCTTGACAGGTCTTCGGAAGGCATTCCGTTAGCGTCTGTGCCGCCATAGCCGATGCCAGCTCCAGCTCCTTTAGTGCCTTTAAAAAAAGTGCCATAGATAGGATGCACTTTGTACGATCCGATGAAGTCCGCTGCTGAGATACGCTTGCCAGACTCTTTGTCAAGAACTGGATCGCCAGCTGCATCGATGACTGTCAACGAACCGTCAGCCTCTTGGCGGAAGTTACCACCGATCTGCTGGGCCATCATGTCAAAGAAACTTACGCCATCAGCTGCATCTGTACGGCCACCTGCTTCGTGAAACACTTTTTCCAAAGCGTACTTCTTCTGATAATCAGCAAGGGCATTTTTTGCTGCAGTAGCTTCGATTGCAGCTGCCTCAGCCTGTTTACTGTATTTTAATTCGATAGCCTCTTTGGCCTCACCGAATTGAGCTTGCAACTGAGCACCTTTAGCAGCTTCGGCTTGCATTGAAGTCCACTCATCTGGATTTACGTCGGCGAAACGCTCTAGTTGAGCAGCTTGCTCTTTAACCTGCTTTTCGTATTGTTTTCTTGACTCACGCTCAGCCTTGAGAGCCTTCAAAAGATTCTCAGCCTCCGAACGAGGCATCATGTCGTCATTGGTGTTAGAGTTTTGAGGAGTGCTAACTTCCGTCTCGGGAGTCGTGTTCTCGTCAGCCATGTCGAAAGCCAGGCATCACGCCTGATTGAATAGTTCGACGTAGTATGCCAATCAAGGCCCAATCCCATCAGAAAGGCAATCGCAGTAATCCTCCCTAAAGGTATAACCAGCTGGGCAGTAGTCTGCTGGATCAGCTGGCAAACTTTGCCCTTCACATTCACCCCACTTGCAACGAGGCTTTTTATTGCAAGTTGTCATGTCACCAGTATTTGGACAGATAGCAGTCATCTACCTGCTCCACTTCTTCTTGGGGCATAGCTCGTCAGGATTACCACCAACCCAAGTCTTTGCTTCCATGAAACAGCCACATTCAGAGCAGCGCTTGCTTTCTTCTAAAAAGTAAGGGCATTCCTTACAGGTGGCGTAACGTTCTTCCCTGATTTTACCGCTAACTTTACCATGGCGAATGGCTTGGCCGGTCGTTTTCATGAGACCTTTAGCCATATCATTGAAGGTAGCCTTTACGGGCTTAGACGTCTTACCATTCATTCGGACCAGAAGATCGTCATGGCGCTCCTTTGGCCAGGCAGAGACCGGACCAGTAGGATATACTTCAGCTGATTTCAGCTCTTCCCTGATGTTCATTCCTAACAGCAACCTGGGCTAGTGTACCGATCAGGATTTGAGGCGATAATCTGATGATGTGGTGTTGTAATACATAGCACCAGAAGTGACGCCGCCAGTGCCAGCCGCTGCATCGTCTGCATATTCTCCAATCCCCAAAGCTGCTCTAGGGTTTGACCATGACAAGACTCCACTGCCATTAGTCGTCAATACCTCATCTGAAGAGCCGTCGACTAAAGGCAGTGTGTAAGTCTGATCGACGCTGTATGATGAGGGGAGTTTAAAGCCTAAATAATTACCTGTAGGGGTAGATGCTCTACCGTCACCAGATTCAAATCGCACTTCAGGAGTGTTGTCAGTAGCCGAGTTCACACCTCCTATACGCAAGCAGACCCCGCTAGTAGCAGTTACTCCGGCTCCTTTCGTAGGATGTACATTGAAATAACAGGAGTCTGAACTATCCGTAGTGTAAACTCCCGCTCCATATGTAGAGCTAGCATAAACCTTCCACTCTTCTCCCGATGGGACGTCTGCACTAGAAAAAGGAATCTGATCTAAATCAGTAATTTCAAGAGATCCCGAAGAATAACTTGTTCCTTCGAGTACGCTATAGGCAAGACTTCCATCGGCTGGAGGATAGAATCTTGGCCATCCAGGCACCCATTTGTTCCCATTATATACTAACCCCATAAGAGGAAGAAGATCTACTTGGACTGCGTCAACAGCTGCGTCATAATCTGCTTCTACAATTGTTGAAGTAGTCATCGAAGTAATCGGACTATCTGTCTGGCAAATCCTTAAATCGTCATAGTATTTGTTGTGACTCGTACCCGAGCTCGAACTAGCCCAAGCATATTTCAAGACCTGAGACTCTGTTGAATAAGCAGCCAATGCTTGAGGCCACGTCTCGTTGATCACAGCAATACTGCCGTCAACCCAAACAGACACCGAGGCCGGAACTCTAGTCAATCCACTCGATGACCCAAAGTCAACTTGCACTGCAAAATGATGCCACTGGTTTGCTGCTATGGTAGGGCGAGTTCCGACTTCATTAAAAGTATTGTTACTGTATAGGCCAAAGCCAGTATCTCTAGTATAAATACTGTAGCCAGCACCGGAACTAAGAGATGGCAACGTGCCGCCTAGTGAAACTCTATAGGTTGAATCAAGAGCATTGGTGTTATAGACCCAAAAGGACCAACAGTCATATCGTTTCGTAGTAGACTGAAGAACTGTTCCAAAATCTAGGGACCCATAAGAATCGGTTCCTTTGAATGAAGTAGTACCAGTCTTGGCTTGATCTGTGCTCGCGCTGCCTGTTTTTGTAACATACGGGTAAAGCCCCTCGAAATCAGCCGAGAAAGCTGGCGAGGGATTTGTTGTATTGACGTCATTTAGAGCGCCTAGAGTGGCAGCGCCACCACCACCACTAATCTCTCTTATGGAATTATCAGTATGCTTAACAAAAAGTTTTCCATCGGCTGTATTTACAGCAAGTTCTGCAACTTCAAGATCAGAGGACGATGGAACCTCACTAGCTACACTGCTTTTCTTGGGCTTGATGGGAGCAGTAAGATCAGCCATTCGAGTAATTTAGTCTGGGCTAGTATTCCTAGCCGCTGCCAAAGGTCCCCCCAGAAACAGAAGTGATTGCTTGATTCCCATAGGTTGTAATGCCTATAGCTGAATTTACATCATTCCCAGCCTGACTCCTGACCGCTGCGTAAATAGCCTCAGTAACGGAAGTGTCATTATTAAAATAGGAAGTACTTGGAGTCGCTACTAAAGTGCTCCCAGCAGTAATATAAAATTCCGCCAAAACACCAGAACCTGTAGAAGGATCAGCAGAATAAGATCTACTGGAGTCTGATGTTCTTTCTGCAGCAGAACCGTAAAGAACAATCCAAGCGTCTAAAGATGATGTAACTTTTAAGATAGTCCCAGAGTGTCCGAGCCCGACAAAAGTAGCTACACCAGAAGAAGCCGTTTGAGTCTCTGTTAGTCGAGTAGTTGTAGATCCACCGCCACCGCCACCAGTAGCGTCAGCCCATACAGGGAGCCCACTAGAACATGTCAATACTTGAGACTCATTCCCGATGCCCAGCCTTATTGTTGATCCTCCAGACCTTATTACGACATCGCCATTAGTCGTTAGTGGATCAGTGTAACCTCCACCTCCAGCCGAATTGATCGGTTGCCACTCTGAATCCGCATTAACCCAGGTCAGAACTTGCCCGTCTGTAGGCGGATTTGTAGTAGTGTCTACATCGGACAGATCACCAATAGAGCCAACCGTGCTTGGAGTTGCCCACGACAAGCCTCCACTGCCGTCTGTAGTAAGGGCTTGTCCACTTGACCCAGTATCGCCAGGAAGAACAAGAGTGTATGTTGCGCCAGCACTATGAGGAGGCGCTTTAATCTTAACGCCGTGAGTATTTGCTTCGCAGTTTAACTGAATGGCCGCATCATTACCAGTGTTCCCTCTTAGTTCAAGAACACCTGTAGTGTCAGGTGCTATTTGAACGTTGCCTGCACTGGTAGTTATAATTTCAAAACTATTAGTGTCTAAAGAACCACCAAGCTGAGGACTTGTATCACTTACTAAATTAACTTGAGTTACTGTTGCGGTAAGAGCTCCACCTTCTATTATGTATAATACGTCAAGGTCTGTCGCGTAACACAGCTCACCTTCTTCAAGACTCGCTAATCCCGCCGTCAGAGCAGACAACGTACCGCGAGCTACTCGTACAGGTACGCGATAAGAAGGGACTGTCATAACAAGATTCTGCCTGGACTAGAATGCCGAAGACTACGTGAATTCACCACCATCAGGTACGGCTCCATCAGATGTTCCAGTGGTAAAGTCACCGCCACCCCAAAAGACCAATCCGCCAGAACCTCCTCCACCGCTAATTGTTACAATATTTCCGAGAGAGTCGAGTGTGTACAGGCTTACAACAGAAGCTTCAAGACCTAAAACGATCTCTCCCTGAGTGATCTCGTCAGTTCCTCCGTTTTCAATAGCTGAAACAATATCAGCTGCAGCGTCGCTGGAATTCTTTAGTACTATGCGATCAGGAAATACAGCCACAGCAGAACTAAAACTAGGCTAGGATTCCAAAAAATGCAGGCATTAGCTACCTGACTACGTCAAGTGTGACCCTCAGCTGCTTTAAATGCAACCAACTTCGCGTTGGCGTCAGCGGCTGCATCGGAGGAGGTATCTCCATACCCGACAATGAGAAAAGTTCCGAGAGGTACGGTAGTCCTTATTGAGTTGTCATGTTGTCTACTATAGCTGTAGCTTCCTTCGAATCTTTGCCGCCCGTGCCTACCTCCAATAGGGCTACCATCTCTTCTGAGCGGATTAAAAAAATCGTAGCCTGCGTCGTTAAAACAGCCGAGAGCAGGCTCACAACCGGCATAATACGAAGAACACTGACTCCAAGGGCCATTAGATCCTGCTTTCACCCATTGATAAGCCAGCCCAAGGTCGTTCGGGTCCGCTAAATTTCCACTCCATTGCCCAGGTATGGTACTGCCTTTAGTGATTGGCCCGATAGAGCACCCACCTATGGCCGATGGATTTGAGGTGGCTTCCAAAACCAATTGCACCAAAATTGCGCGATAGTATTTATTGCATTTTGGATCAGGAACACACTTTCCTGTAGTTTCATTACAGATCTGGCAATCGGGGCAATCGTTGTCGCAGTTGCAATCACAGAATCCACAGGTATCAGGAACACCTGACTTATCACAGTCTGTCCTGATGTGGCAGGTCTTGCCTCCTGCCGTGATAAATCCATTACCCGTACAAGTACTTTTAGCTGGACAAGGCGGCTCTGGCTGATCACCTTCGCACCAAGTAACGCCTGTACATTTCCCTTCACAAGGATCAGCTCCTGGCGGAGTTCCACATTCCTTGGCACAATCTACGCTATCGCGACATTCGGTAAATCCTTTTGTTTGATCACACGCAGAATAGCAGCATACTACCTTAATAGTGCCACAATCGCAAGGTGCAAATGTTGTGTAACAAGTCTGACACGAACTGCAGTCATCTCTACAAACTCCGTCGTCACCACATACGTCACACTTTAGATGGCATCGATTTCCTTCGCAATGACAAGGAGCATCATATGATTTTTTACAATTGTATGCTCCGTTGTCACCCTCGCGACAATCTTCACATTCACTACAACTGTTTCCGTCATGGCACCCTGCGCCTAGTTCACCATTAGCAGATAAATAATCAGCACACCATTTGTTGCAATCGCCAGGAGGAGGAGGACAGTCTCCGCAAAAACATTGAACAAATCCTCCTCCCCCGAACCTGCAACAGCGCCCCTGACCACAACAAATATCAGGATCGTTGTTTCCGATTTTTCCATAACCTCCGCATCCAGTCTTCAAGCATTTGCCGTTAAGAGATACTCCCCAGAGTCCCCATCCGGAATTGCCCTCAGCCTTTTTCAAAAGCTCGCGCTTGACAACATCTCCGGCTCTTACTTGTCCAGAGGAAGGATCATTTTGATCTACTGTGAGCTCGTTGTAAAATTCAATAAACTCTTCTTCTCCTGTAAAAATATATTGATCCGTTCCAGTCCCACAAAGCCCTCCACCCCCTCCAGAACTACCTCCGCTGCTACCGGTTCCGCAACCCGTATCGTCTCCATAACTACGAGAGCCAGCGCTAGCGCCTTTCTGCCGACAGATTCCGCCGCTACATCGCCACCCCGATCCACAGTCACTGCTATCTATGCAGCCCTGATGATTGGATCCTACTATCTGAAGCCGATTACCTACGTTGCCACCATTTATAAAATCCCAAGCAGCATCTTGACGTTTGTTATTATTACTTTTGCTATAAAAAGAATCCGACATTTCGAATCCTGAACTGCGATAGTATACCTAGTTTGTATAGAAACCAGACAGGGAATCTTTAGGCTGTCCTGTCCTTGGGTCTTCAATTACTCCTGATGTAAACACTCTCTTCCATTCAAGAGTATCAACGCCAGTCCCACTAGTTGTATTGACGAATACATAGGGAGTTGTGTAAAGCTGATCACCTGATAACACAAAAACCATTTGTCCTTCTACCGCACCTTCAAATGTTACTGTCGTGATAGTCCCATCTACGACAGTGGTAAAAGGTTCGGGAGGCGCAACAGGCGATAGTAAGCCAATAACTGTTTTTACCTCGGCCCTTGAGACCGTAGAATTAGCTGCAATTATAGGGTTGTTTATGGCCATTACATTGGAAGCATTCGAAGTCCAGAACGGCTTACGATATAAAGCTTCGTCGTATCATTGCTGCCATTGTAGTAGGCTACAAGTTTGCCCGGCGTTTGAGCTGGACTAAGGAGTTCATCTGCAGCCGGAGGCTCTGTGTAAAGAACCTCTATAACAGCCTCTGTGTTGGTCTTGATTGACTGTGATGATATTGATAGTCGATTGATTGCCATAATTAAAATTTGCTGTAGTAAATACCGTTAGCATAGCTAAGCTCAACCTCTGTCCCTCTAGGAACTGATGTGAATCCGATAGGCTTCGTAATGTAAGTTTTATTGTTATACAATACCAATCCTTCTCCTCTGTCACCCAGCTTTAACCAAAAACCGGTCACACTACCAAGAAAATCACCGACAATCGTGATGTCAGAAGCGCGGAACTCAAGTTCCGCCATCCTGCTGGCCAGATTGGTTTGTTTTAGAGAATCGAGTAGTGCCATTATTACACAGAGTAATATCCGAATTGTTTTAAATTCCAGTAAAAGACAGCTTCGTTTCCAGCTGTAAGAACAACGTCAGAAGATGTTTGCGCTACGGCGAGAATATTTCCGGCGTTGGTGGGAGTGTTGGCAGTCGCAACGGTAAGGGCAAGATTGCCTGCTCCTGCTACGACTGCTCCGAGTCCGCTCAAGGTGCCCTCTAATATAGTCAGGACATCAGCGGCTGCATAATTGTATCCGGGATAATTCACTGTCAATGCGTAATCAGAAGCACTTGCACCACTATTCGTAATCGTCAAGTCTACAGTCAGCCCAATCCCAGAGTTGTCAGTTGTGTCAATGGGTATATTCGTATAAGTGCCGTCGACTCCAGCAGAAGGAGCAGTTCCAACAGACCCAAGGGTTAGAACGTTGCCAAGGCTCCACACGAGTGCCGCATGAGAAAAGTCAATACTTGTACTACCTCCATCATGAGCAAAAATAGTAGCCTTTGTCGTCAGTCCTACTCCGTCATCAGAATAGTTACTAACATCGCTTGGGATGTAATTTATAACCTTACGTTTATATCCACCAGTGCCAGCCGTTACCTCGAAACCCAAGAAGGTTGCGTCAACTGTGATCCCTGGCTCGTAAGTAGTGCCGCTGGCATCAATCAAGCGAGCCTCTAGGTATTTGCCTGAAAATCGATCAGTAACCTGAGCCGTGAGTTCAGTGCTTGATATCTTAGCCGCGATTGCCATGGCACATCAGTAGAATCGATGTAGGATTCCTATCAACTAAACAAGTCAGCATCTACTACCGTAGCGTCTGTTACGACAAGGCTTCCAGCATATTCCAAGGGAACACTACCTGTTCCGTCTGTCGCAAGAAGATCTCCAGCTGCTACAACAGCTCCCTCTGCAAAACAGGTCATGGTGGCGTATGCATTGTAAGAAAGGTCTAAAGGTATGACAGGAACAATTCCATCATTCCCATAAGCCTTCAACTCACAACTGAATTGAAGCTCAACATCAACATTCCAAGAAAAGCTTCCGCTGTCAATGGATGTTTCATTGACTATCGCTGAAGAGACTGGCGCAACCGGTGGCTGAGTACCACTGCCCATGTCTGGCCGCGAGTCCCCAACAAGGTTACTGGGAATCGTTAATGTTCCGTTAGAGAAGCCTATCCACAAACCGTTCGTAACAAAAGCAGATTCATCTCTGCTAACCCCCCAAGTTGTAGCATCCATGCGCATTGCTACGATCTTGTTCTTAGAGGGATCGCAGTAACGAAAAGGCATTCCCGGCCTCCAGTTTGTTACTATCTCAGATCTAAGAGATTCGCCCAGCTGCAATCCAAAAGCATCTCCTTTAACGCATCTTTCGATATAGTTTTCATATGTAGCTAACGCTGCACTGATCTCAGTGTCAGAGCCCAAAAGGAGAGGGATTGGAATTTGCTCTTTTAAAATGTAAGGACCAGATTCAGTAGGAGGAGTCCTGTATCTTCCTGAAAAAAGTGGCAAAGAAGCTTCTTTTTCTTTTAAACTTGTTGTCGCTCCATTGACCCTGTCAGGAGCCGAGTCAACGGTGGTGTTTGATGATGACTTTCTGATGTTTGTGGTCTTTATTCCCTGAAGTGCATCTATCGAAGTTGATATGCCAGACCCTCTAGAGGCGATGCTTCTATAAGTCTCTACTTTTTGAACATTAACATTGTTCTCACGATAATAAGTCGTTTCGACCCTACTGTCTCTGTACATATCAGTAAGGCTAACATTTTGATTGAAATCTTGGGGAACTCCATTACTAACCCCAGACCTCCAGTTACTGGGCTGTGCTGCCGAAAGAGTTGGAACCCACTGCTCTAAAACAGTTTTGACTAACTCGTTAGCTTCTCCATAGTAATTATTGACACTTTGGTAACCCAGTAATATTTCGTTCATCCCTTCATATGGACAGCTAGCGTTTGGCTGACAAGCAGTAGCCCAGACACTTCGACAATAAGCAAACTTGTCAGCGAAATACTGATTGTTCGCTTCAACAGCAGGGCCCCTCAACTCGGACTGTACTTTAGAGACTTGAGCTCCTGGAGCATCGTAAGTAGTCACAGTGGTTGTTGTTCTTGTCGCAGGAAGATAGAGAGACTCTTGCGTTAATCGATATCCGTCGTTGCAAGAGTCGTTAGTAGTCCCGTCACTTCCGTTGTCTGCAGGCTGGTCAGGACTGTTTCCACAAGCGTTATCACCGCTGCCAGTTGCCGAGCCAGTGGCTACTGTAGTAATATTGCCAAGAGTTCCATTCGGGTTCGCAGAAGTAGCATCACTGTTTTTCCGAACATATATAGTGGCAGGATATCGAACAAAGTAATAAGACGTCTCCTCAACAGTATCTACTTGTCCTCTGTTATCTGTGTTCGCCAACCCTTCTGGAACTTGATATGAAAGTTTAATCTCATCTGGTATCGCTTCTGTTCCAGCTAGAGGAGCGACGCTTTCTGTTGTGACGCCAAGAACGGATATCCACTCTCCACTCGCGAAGCTGTTATAGCTATCACCATCAAAGAGAGTCCCAATAGCCAGCGTTCCAGTGTTTGTCTGATAAACGTATTTACCGGCAGAAGCGAAGGCCGCTGAACAATTCGGATAAGTTTCCTGAGCGACATCTAAAGGTATAGGAACAATTGACAGCAAGTCATCAATCCTTTCCGTCAATGCCATTAGAACAAGGCGACATCCGAGCTCGACCTGAAGCTGTTCTGATTCTACGTCATAATTAACTGAAATAACGTGCAAGTATCCACGCGGATGCCTATAAGTAGAACCTCCTGGCTCTACTAGGTCTAAGACAACTGGAACACCTCTGCGAAAATTATCCCGATCATAATCCTCAATGATCGGACCTCCGCGATAAGTTCCTAATGTCAATCTGCCAGTCGTCTGAATACATCCGTTTTTATAGGCGCTCAGATCAGATACCTGCCACTCTAAGAACGCTGAAGTATAATCAACTCCATTAATAGTTAAGGAAGATACTCTAGTGTTATTAGCTAAAAATGACATATCAAACCTCCGTTAATCCGAAAGCGACCAAAGTGAATCCGGGACCCATCCTTAGATAAGAAGGTGGAGTTGAGAAAACAGCGCTACTGCTAACAGTTGAACCGAAAGTCTCATCAGTGACCCCACAGGCCGCCGCTAACCCATTGGAGCGGTCTGTGTCCCAAGCTTGGAACATAGTATCGAATGAGGTAGCTTCAGCCGTAGGGACTAGGGCAGAAATAGCCCAAATGTATTTCTGTCTGTATGCCGGACCTGAAATTATAGATGTTCCATTCGCAGACTGGCTAAAAGAAGCGTTTGCTTGATAGGTCCTTGGCAACGCATTGTCTGTAAAATTCTCAAAAGTAAAGCTATAAACGGGCGTCCCACCCGATGGCGTGTACGATACTCCGATCTGCGACATCTCAGGGGCCTAGCTGGTGCTAGGATTCCGAACTCCAGACGCCAGCTAGCTTCCTATATTTGTCAACGTTTTCTCTTGTCACGCCCAAGACAACCTGATGCTTGCCATTCTTTACCATGCTCCTAAACCTGTCAGAGGCCTCTGCTAGAGCCACGAAGACCTCGTCGTACTCTGCTACGAGTATTTCAAGGGCTTCCTCTTCAATACCCTCTTCAAGGGCGTTCCTGACGGCTGAATACAGATAAGTCAATGTATTTCGCAAGTCTTGCTCTTCCATTTCATTCAAGGAACAGTCCGGCAAGGCAGGGCCTTTCATCCTGAGAGCACTTTCACGAAATAGAGTAGCAGTGTCTTCTGGCTTGCCAAAGTCAAACATAAAAGGTCCCTGTCTGATCAATTATACCGAAGTCTCTTGAGTTTAGCCAGTTGAACCATTATGTCGCTGGCAGCTTGTGTAGTATTAGCTGACTCTATCGTGACATTGTTAGTAACAGTGTCTCCGCCTACAGCTCCCAGAAGTGCGGAAATCAGTCTGTTCGTGCTTGTTCCACCGCTAGGCGTGCTTGAAACCTTGTTTAAATTGACGCCGCCACTTGGCACGTTAAGCCTTCTTGTCATGTGAGCCGGGATGACTGTCCCTGACGAAGGAGCTTTCCATTTCCCGTAAGAAGGAGCGTTGATCATGCTTAGCCGACCACTGGCGGACAGAAATGCTTCTTTGCCTAATTCGTTGACAGTGTAAGAGCTTCCGCCCGATACAGGCCCTCCTGCAAACCTGCTATTCAATGCATTATTAAATGCTTGCGTTCCGTCACCCTCTAATGCGGATGCATTTTGCGCAGCCCTTGCTAGCCTTTCAGCCTGCTCTGCTGCAGTGGCGTAACTGTCTGCAAGATTGTTTACCAGGCTTATCTGTGTGCTAACCGCCGAGTTGGTAATATCTACAGTAACCCCGAGCCTTTTAGCTCCCTTCATAGCGTTGTCTATCTCGTCGACTACTTCGGCCTGTTCCTTTTTGTTTCTCTTTAATTTTTTCGACAGGCTGTCGTAATCTTCTTGAAGCTTTGCCATCATGTCCTCATGCATTTTTTTTGTCCTAGTTAAAATATCTTCTCTGTCCTTCTCTAGTCTCTTCTGTCGATCCATTATTACGCTCTCCTCTTTTTTCTTTTCGATCCTTAATCGCTCAATCTGTTCTTGCCTATTCATTCTTTCTAAACGCGCTCTAGCACTTAGCAACGCTTCGTTATCAAGCTTCCCACTACTTATTTTTTGCGCAAGCTGTTGTTTTTGAAAGTTATAAAGTTGTTGCTCGGCGGGCCCTCTCTGACTTAGCTGTCCAATCTCTAAGTCATAACGTTCTCTTACTTTTGCGAGAATACTGTTAAGGCGAGAATCCTCGGCGTCGTAGCGTGCGTTCACATTAGCTACGGCTGTATCGTAGGCAGCCTTTTCGCCATCCATCCTTTCTTTTACTTTTTCCCTGGTTGATTGGATCTCTGTCCTTTCCTTTTCATATCGCTCCTTGATAGCTTCCTTTTGGCTTTTTAGAGTTTCGACACCTTGATCAAGAGCCTCTTTAGCGCCTTGAGCTGCATCTCGAGACGCTTTCAAGGCCTCTTTCATGCCGCCCTGAGAGGCTGCTTCGTTAGCCTCTTCGAAGCCTTCCTTTACTCCATCAACGCTTCCCTCTAGTTCTTTTGCCGCCGCTGTTTCCTCGTCCGTCTTAGCCTTGAGCGCAGCCATCGCTCCAGCTGCCGCGCCTACTCCTACCGCCAGGATGGCCCAGCCCTTCGGGCCGCTAAGCCCCAATAGGGCCGCTTTAGCCTTAACAGCAAACCAAGTTTGCATTGTTATTAGCTTCATTACATGCCTAATCCCGCCAAGAGCTTTTACGATTGCCAAAATTGCGCCCGCATTCTGAAGGCCATAATATATTCCTGTGGCCGTAATAAGCCCTCCCAAAGCTAATGCAGCCCCTTCTATGGCTCCTTTGATCACAACCATATTGTCAGTTATATCTTTAGCCATTTTTTTTATTCCATCACTCAGATCGAATATTAATTCTGAAAAAGCCTCCATAGGTTCCGAAAGAGCTCCACCCATAGAATCATCTATTTCGTTAAAAGCATCGATAATTTCTTTGGCCAGAGCTTGGAAAGAAGCAGCAATTTTGGCTAAACGACCAGCAAAAGTCTCTTGCATTCTGTCGGCAATTTCACGAAAGCTTGTGCCTTCTGCTGTCATGCTTTTAAGGGCAGCTGTAACTTCTGTTCCAGTTATTTTTCCTTCTGCAGCCATCTCCTTGAGTGCTACAACACTTTTTCCTGTTACGTCAGCAAGTGAGTCCCAGATAGGAACACCCTGGATAGCAAATTGAGTCAAGTCACGAGTATAAGCTCGACCCTGAGCCACAATTTGCCCCATGTTTCTTCCCAGTAAATTAATATCTCCACCAGTAGCCGCTGAGACAACAGCCAGCTGCTCTGTTGCCTGTACGGCTTCTTCAGTCGACATACCGAAAGCCATCATGATCTTGGCTGCATTGGCTACCTGCTTAAGGTCAAACGGGCTAGCTGCTGCGATCTCAATGAATTGAGCAAATGCTGCGTCGGCTTGTTTTGCGCCTCCCGTAAAACCTTCTAACTGAAGAGTCAATGTCTCCATTTCCACGGCTGACGCCGCAAACTGACCAATACCTTGAACGATCTTCAAGACGCCGGTAGTAGCCAAATTTGCGGCAGTCTGAATAAGAGCAAACCTGGCACCAATCTTGTCAATCACTCCAGAAGACTGTCCAACCTTTTCCATCTCCTTGCCAACTTTCTTGATCCTGGCCGTTAAAGTCTTAAATTCTTCCGTAACTTGTTTTGTTCCATTCTTGAACTTTTGAGTATCACCTAAAAGTGCTTTAAGAATTTGACTTTGTTTTTTAAGTTGATTTGGAGTTTTGCCCAACTCGCCATTCACGGCTTTATGTATCTCACCTAGCCTGTTTGATTCTTGTCTGATCTTCTGTATTTCTTTTGTTACGAGTTTGCCATTTTTAAATTCTACCTTAACTTGAGTTTCAAGTTTCTGGTTAAAAGCCGCATTTAATTTTGACTTCGCTTGCAGCGAACCTTTATCGAAACTTTCAAAAAAGTTATTTACAGCTTCTACAGCCTTACTATTGTCGACGTCAAGGTTAAATACTAAATTTTCAGCCACGTCGAACCCAGAGCTGGCCTAGTCTTCCCAATAAAAAGACCCCAAATGGGGTCTTGTATGATAAAAAGAAGCTTTAAGCCGATCAAGAGATCGGGTCAAGCTCAAGCTGGTAAGCTGCATATCCTGTGATAGAGCATTCCCAGGAAACGATTGACGAAACCTCGTTGCTTTCTGTGTAGCCCGAAAGGGTGCCGTAACCGTAAACGGTTTCAACGGTTCCCGTAGGGCCCTTGCGCACGAGCTTAACTCGAAGACTGTCAGCCACGGTATTAGCTTCGGTCAAGCGAAGGATTTGATATCCTACATCTTTGAAATCAGCAACACCAGAAAGGGAGATAGAGAAGCTCTTGGTGGTAGCAACAGCCTGATTGAAACCTTTAGTGCTGTTATCATAAGTATAGATGTCTTCAGAGCCCGTGTCGGTTTCCAAAGATGCGGCAGTCAAACCAGCCAGACGGACGGGATCGTCTGTTCCGTCCATAGCAAAAGTAGTGCCTCCTACTGTAAAAACACCGGCGGAATAGGTGACGGCCCCAGAGGCCAAAGTGGTAGTGTCGATAAAACCGTTTGTAGGTGAATCAGCAGATGTGATTCCAGCGAAAGTTACATCAATAGAAGCTGAGGCCAAAGGAACAATGAAGAAATCGTACCCGAAGGCAGCAGAAAAATTTGCCATATATAGGGAACGGGCTTAGCCCGAGTGAAGGTAGCTCGGACCTTCTCGGCCCGTTATCTTATATTTCCAATCAAAACATTTTTCAGAGTGGATTGATAGGCATATTTGACTTGATGAAGATTTTTGTTTGCACAAGAGAACCCAATCCATCAGGAGTGGCGACTGTTTGAACAGCTTCAGATCCAACAAAGCGACTCATTATTCTATTTGAAGCCTCTTGCAAATCTCTGCCCTTCGAAGGTTCCCAAGCAATCAAAAAAACGTTCCAAGTAATAACTATATCTGAGACATCTGTGAGGTAAGACTGCAGAACTGCTGTTCCGGCATCTTGAATAACGCATTCTATTCCTTGTACATTTCTAATCTCTGGCAAGTCTTCTCCAGCGCTTACGACAGATAATGCCGTAGTTGTACCACTGCCTGATTCAAAGTTATAGGTGCCAAGAAGACTTGTGAAAACTGAATCAGCAGCCAGCGCATCATAAACAACCTGAGCCGTAACGGGAAATTGCTGAGTCATAGAGCTTGTAATCGTCGTTCCTAGTATGCCGCTACCGGTAGAATAAAGGCAAGACATACCACTGGAGGCCCCGTGCAGCCAAAGATTAAAGAACTCGTTCTCAGTGGCTATGTTTGGATAATAATCTGATGTTTCATCCGCAGGATCACGCTCCCGTTTATGAGCGAATGTCAGATTACTTATTCAACATGTCTGCTTTAACCCGAAGAGAGGCGCGTCATCAATGGCGCAATGCTATCAAAGAATGCTGGAACAATCGGTGTGCCTACTGTGGTCGAACTCCTATCGACGACGAAAGCCTAACCGTAGATCATGTAAGGCCTAAGTCGGCAGGCGGTGAAGACCGCACCAGTAATTGTATCCCCGCTTGTATGGAATGCAACCAGAATAAATCGAGTCAGGAGTGGATAGCATGGTACAAAATGCAACCCTTCTATTCTATTGCAGGAGAATGGAGAATCAAGCAATGGCTTTCTCGCGGGCTGTCTGACTTTGGTCCATACGATGAAGAAGACTCTCGTATTGTCGATGATTATGCTAATAAGATAATGGGGTCATGGCCTACGGGTAAAGAGTAATATCTTCTTCTGCTATAATTTTAGTGTGAATAAAGGGCACACTCAGCATTAAGCTGCTTCCTCTCCCATCGTTAAATCGCCTTACTTGATTGCTCGCGCTTTCTTTTGCAATCAGAAGGCCTTTATATCCTGCCTCGGCTTTGACTGGATGCAGCAAGATAGCATCTTCTGATACGAATCCAGAGATCCCAGGAACGTACCCAGGATCAGCTATTGAAGAAAGCTCTTTAAAGCAGAACAAAGCCCACGGGGGGAAACTCCCATCTTTGACCATAGCAAGTGCAGCTGAACCGTACTTAGAAGAAGGTAATTTGCTTGAATCTTTTGGTTTGAAGAAAGAAAAGTCTTCTATCTTGTACGCTTCCGCTTTCTTCTTCGGATCCCTTTGCTGATTGGCCAGTAAGACGGTCTGCTGAGCGACGGGGAGTTCGCTCTCATACAGACCAGTCTGATGCATTTCCATGCCTCTTTTGATAGCATTCAGGACATAGCCATATGAGAGCTCTCCATATTTACCTACTGTAAAGTCTGGATCACCAGGAAAGAGCCATTTGAGACGCCAGTAGAACGTTTCAAATGGAATATTTTGCTCTCCCGCTGCTATTTTCCCTCAGTAACGAGCTCCTCTTCGTTTTTCTCAAAAGCTTCCGTCGATCTATTGTCTTCGTCTAAAAAAAGGTCATACAATTCTTCGACTAGATCAGGATGTAAATTCATTGTTTGATCGATAGTCCAGTCTTGAGAGAGACGAAACAAGATCAAGCAGCTAGCAGCAATCGCCTTGCGGCGTTGCTCATATACGCTTAAGACACTGATAAGTTCGTCTACTTCTTCCTCATAACCAATAAAACAATCTGCACCGAGGTCTCCCTCGCCGAGTTTTTGAATAACCTCTTGAGCTTGGACTCCGTTTTCTCTTGAAATTTTGCCAGATAATCGCTGCAAACGACCTACTGTCTCGTCAGAAGCGCCAGCCTGTTGCATGAAACTTTTTTCTGCTACAGTTAAGTAACCTTTTCGTTCAATTTCAATCTGGCCTGAGTCTTCATCACCTAAGGTCTCCAAAACAGGAGCACGCCGAGGAGCAACAAGAAAAGGCAGCGTAACTTTCTTTTTGGCCATCTTTCTTTTAAGTCTGATGTATTGTACCTACTCACCTACATACTGGCCCAAGCATCTCTAATGGCTTCTCCATACGGAGTACGGAGATCTACTTTTGTTATACCGTTTCCGCCTTTTAGTACTGACTCAATCCATGGTCTAGGAGGAAGATAAACAGCTCTTGCACTTTTATTACCATAAGGCTGTATATATCCTCCGTAATGAGTCATATTAGCATAGGGAGAATTGTACTTAATAGTCCAAGCTGTCATGTTAGGGTAATGAGCATACCTGACATCTCTAGAAGCTTTCAAGTCTCCCATGTCTACAATATTACGCGGAGTAAATACTTGCGAACCATTATCTCTTAAGGTCATTCCAGTCCAGTTCCAAATCCTTGAATCCATCGCTTGGTCTAAAGCTATTTCTAGCTTAGTGGTTACGGCCCTAGCTCCCTGGCGCATGCCTTTTAGTAATGCCATGTCAGCCTTAGCTCTCAGCACAGGGTTTTTCCAACTGACTTTTACCTTAGGAGGCAAAAGTTGAAGAGAAGCTTTAAATCCATCCATTAGTTTTGTACCTCTCCACCTGTTAACTGTATCTGAACGCCGCCAATCTCTTGATAGATTATTTGATCGACGCCTTCTCCTCCAAAAACGCCGCTAGAGCGTTGAATCTTCGTGCTGGGCATAATTTGGTCCTGTCCAAAGCGAAACTGGCAGCTACGGCCTGCAGAAAGCCATGGAAACTGTGTCGTCACTTGAGCCCATGCTAACCCAGTCTCGTCTGATGTTGTCAGATCCCAGTCTGCAGCCACCGGAGCATATTCAAGGGCATACCCACGATAAAAGAAAGAATCTCCACTTGCTCCCGGTAACATCTCACCATTTAACTGAGACTCCAGTGGTAACTTTTTACCTCCTGACGAGACGCCAGTCCCCTGAGACCTTTTGATAAATAGTTTGACTAAGTAGGCGTTCGCTTGGGAAGTTACCCACCGGCCACCGACTTGCGTGACTGTGCCCTCATCTGGGACCAGCAGCCGCCCGTTCTCATAAACCAATAGCGGGGATGCCATGCGTCTCTGACTTAGTCCACCTAGTCTTCCAGTATAACTCCGTTAATTATTGTTTTCTACATTTTGAACACGAACTGATTTCGCCTTGAAGATACACAGCATAAGCTGCATTCATCTTAGTAAAACTATTGCAACCCGTACACCAAGCGTCAACAGTGTCAGTTTTTCCAACTGATCGCATAAGCTCTCCTATGGGACCTTCGTTCATCTCAGGGTGAATGTCCATAGGGAAGATCTAAGTTGATTACAGGTTACCAGAGAGCCATTTAAGAGCGAATCAAGGCTGTAGTCGATCCTACGCCACCCAGATAGGCACTCAAACAAGTGCAGAATGCAAAGATTTGAGATAATTCATATTGAACACGATTCTTCTCTGACTCTGGACCGGTCAATCCACTACTAGTAACCTCCCACTTAAGGACATCGGCTTCAATAAGGGTTTTACCTTCGGTATTACTAAGATTTTGAGTACTTTGAGCCGCATCGGCTGCGTCATAATCAACTAAAAGGTCTATAACATCCTGTTGTGCCTGCGTAGACATCGTTTGCAGGTCATTCATACACGTAATAGTGCAATCCTGAACATAACTGCCAAAAGGAAGACCTAAAGCCTTGATAACTTTATAATCATCACCAGAACTCCAAAGTCCGGTCGTATCAAGAACAGCCATTTGGCACACTATGCGGTCAAAGCTAGGGTTCCAGCGGTATAATGAAGCAAACGGGACCTGCGCTAAATTCTAAAACCGTGCTAAATCTTTCATTAGGATTACTGTTAGCTGTTAGATGCCGACAAAAAGACGCAGTATTGCAAATACTAACTAAAATCTATCATTTTATGGAAGAGGATCAAGCAAAAAATACTATGAATCGACTTATTTACCTCCTTGAACCACAAGAACGAGATTGGTTAAGGGATTTAGCTTGATTTTATTTATCCCTGCCCCCTTGGATACAAAAATCCAGTACTTGGCCTGCTAGATCCTCCTCCCCCTCCTCCAGCCCATTCACTCTGACTGAGAACCGAAGAGCCAATCTTAATTGCGGCTACTGACGTTACAGTGAAGGCACTTGAATCCATATTCACGCCTGCAAGTGAAATATTCGTGAAAGTCAAAGTGTTGTCGGCTGCCATATCAAGTAAAAATAGGTTCGGTAGTGCCAAAGTCAAGCACAAAAGTAGGTTTGACTAAGCTCCCTGACATGTAATAATAATACTTATTATCAGTACTATTCTGAATTAATTGACCATTTCCTATGTCACAGTTTGCGGAATCAACAGTGCCGTTGGATGGCATTATCACTCCTTGATCACGCGCTCCACCGGGAATACAAGGCGTAGGATAAGCTATACCAGAACTACCATAGCCAGTCCTACTATAGTTAAATCCTGCTCCCTCGAAAAGAAACGAACCCTCTAATCCTCCGTAAGTAGCGTCTCCAACGTTACTAATATTAGGAAATAAACTATACTCGGCAGAACTGCCGGCAGTAGCAAGCGGAGCATTACAAAAAGGTATCCCGTCAGAAGACTGAGTTGCAAATCCTACACACGTATTCGGATTGTCTGCCCCAGCTGCCCATGATAGCCCACGATATAAATTCCACTTCCCACTACCTACACCAGGCCAAAACCATTGGCCAACCTTTCCTTTCGTAACAAGAAATGCATCAGCCTTCTCATCACTCTCCCATATCCTCCAACTACCTAGAGTTGGAGCAGTACTTTGCCCCATAGCGTTACCTGTACTTAAATCTCCACTGTCCCCAGGTGTTGTTGAATATCTCTCGTTCTCATACTGAATACAAGTCGCGCTACTTGAAGATGACCAGTTATACCATAAATAACTACTCGATGTACTGCCCTTGATGTCATTAAACGTTAACTTTAATACCCTCTCATATGAATCACTACCAGCTCCAACCGTAAACCCTGTCTTCCCACTTAAATATGTATCGAAAAAATACGTCGTGAATGCATCCACAGACGACCCGTAAGTCGCATCTGCAGCTTGCGTATACGTTAAACTCCAGGTCATTGAAACCACTAAACCCTATGTCCAGCTAGTATACCTGTTTTGGAATTTTCTACAGATTTTCTGAGGGGTGTGCCTGCCGGGGCTTTCGCAGAAATCGGGGTGGGGGTGGGTAGGTATTTATACCTAGGCAATCCTACTCAATGTTAAGTTATATAACAATCGACCATGCTGAGTCGCAAGAGGCCAGCCCTCCTTTGTAGGATTAGGGAGTCCAAAAGGAATCAATCCAATGTTCACCTATCGTCAGTCTGCTTCAGATTTCGCCACCGTGCTGCTCTGCGGATCAAATGCCGTCGAGCGCTGTGCTCTTGCGGTTCGCGTCCTGAAGGGTCAAGGCCTCCCTGCTACCGGTTACAACAATAAGGCCGCGCAGATCGACCAGATCCATCGCGCAATGCATCACCGCTCACATCAAACCGAGTATTAAGCCTTGTTGACGGGGTCGCTAATCGATCCCGTTTCTTTCTATATTGACCAAGACATCAACAGGAACCAGCCATGCACTCATTTTCGAAAGCCGCCGCCATCCTCGCGCAACTGACCTTTGACGAGATCAGGGAGCAGTTAGACCTAGCAGGCCTCGAGGGCATTACTGAAATGGACAATGAGCAGGTCTACAATCTCGCGATCAAATGCATCGGTGACGATATGGCCAACGATTGAGAAATGTTAACGGGCCGGATTCTGGCCCCGATCATCAACTAGATTCAAACCGAACACTCAAAGGATTCTATCCATGTCTTATCAGAATCGACTCAACATCAAATCGATCTACGATCTCGCGACAATCAAAGAGAGAGAAGATGGCCGCCTATGGTATCCGCAAGCCCTCCGAATCGCTCGTGGCTTGGCTGCTCGGTATTACGTCTCTCTGGAATGTTCAGCTGGCGTCCTGGCTGCTTTGAGCCCTAGGAATAAATGGGCGCGGAACTGCACGGATTGTGAAGCAATGTTAAGCCTTTTCAAGGCAGATCCTGAATCGGCAGCTGCCTACAAGGCCTGCACATTTGGAGCTAATAAAAAGAAAGCGTTAAGAATTTTAACAGAGAATCCAATTAAGTCTGAGCGGGTCCTGGAGATCCTGAGCGGGCCAAAACTTAAAGAATTCTATAGCTGCATTATGGGCATACCTGAGATCTGCATAGATGGGCATGCTTTCTCGCTATGGGATGGTGGGCGAATCACGCTGGCCAAGATTCCGTCAATAGGCATCAAGTTGAGAAGAGAGATCAAGAATGACTACGCGTCAGTCGCAACAGATCTCAATATCCGAGGATCTGAGCTTCAAGCGATAACGTGGGTGACATGGCGTCGTATCCATAACGTTGTTTGATACGATGGCTGAATTATTCTTGCTGGCGATTATTCTTCTGATCCTGGCAATCAAGCGATCAGGATTCGGATCAACAATTGAACCTTATCAGCATCCATCACTTAGACAAACACGATCAAAATTCGTATCACCACCGCCACCTAGTAAGAAAGCTTACCGAGGTCCTGACGGGATACGAACCAAGCCAAACCGCCACAATCGTAACAGAATGAAACATTAAGATATATCAATAATCCGGTTTAACTGCCGGATTTTTGTTATATTAGGTTCAGCGAGAAAAACACTCGCTAAATGTTATTTAACCCCACAACCCAAAATGAAACTTTTCTTCCAAATCTGCTCACTAATTCACACCTTCAACCTCGCCACTATTCTAAAATCAGTAGCGTTCCCTTTCGTGTTACTTTATGTCATCTATTTTGAAATAATTGACTCACTCTCAAGTTCAGCCACTAAATTACATTTAGTAGAATTACCTAAACCTTACATTAGTCCTCTACTAGATCTTCACAATCAACTTGAAACCTTAACTGTTAAGAATCTCCGCGAAATTACGGGCATTAAAAAGAGGCTAACTAAAACCGCACTAATTGAGGCTTACTTGATCACCTCCTAAGTTACATTTAGTAGAAATGCCTAGTTGTTAATCAACTGGGCTATTTTTTTTGCTATTTGACTAGTACATTTGTTCTAGGTATTTATACCTAGGTATTTTTGCCTAGTACATTTGTTCTAGGTATTTATACCTATGACAGTTCAGAATTGGCATAGGTATTTTTACCTAGGTATATTTGCCTAGGTATTTATACCTAAAGTAGTACAGGTGTACTATCGAAATGAGAATCATTCTCACTTCTGAGAGTAGTACATTTGTTCTAGGTATTTATACCTAGTACAAGTGAACTCCGTTCACTATCATATGTGAATTTTTGCAACTTTTTGCAACTTTTTGTGAAGCCAGCCACCAGGCCTGGGGCCGCAACAATTCGTAATGTTAAGACTTGTGGCGTGAAGAATTGTTACAAGGAATTGACAAATCGGAAGGGCGAAGCCCGTCCCCCCGCCCACAACACTACAAAAACACACCCCTTAAAAATCGCCCACAACACGTCTATACTTATATGTATGATACATTCCACCACACAAGGCCATCGAGCATGACACAGAGCCTTACAGACGCCTCTGACGTGCGATATAAGCTTTATGGCCATCAGAGCAATCCAAAGCTTTCAGTGGTCAATTCTTACGGATTTAGCCTCAAATTCTACTACCCATATATTTGTAGTTGTATTAGAATCTTTATATATAAGTATAGTTCTTCAAATTGAAGATCGATGTTCTTCACCATGAAGATGTTTGGTCTTCAAATTGAAGATAATTTTTTTACTATAAGGTCTTCAAATTGAAGATGATTCACCGCTGATGGCAAAGAAAAAAGTTTTACAAAAAAAAGTTTTAGAAAAAAAGTTTTCAAATTACAGAATTCAAAAAGGCCTTTGCGTCGTCGATCTGGCATGGCGTTCTATACCCCTGTCATACCAGATCGCAGACCATCTTCAATAAGCTCAGACCGCGTTGAACTCGTCAAAGAGCTGGTCGGCCATGGCATCAAAGGCACCTTCACCTAAGACCTTGTCAAAGGCTTGCTTGTGATTGGCTCCTTTGTTTTGCAGGATTAACATACGGACCCCGATAGCTTGCTGTTTAGTCATATTCATTTCGATACAGAATTGAGTAGCGTGATCGTCGGCGCAAAAAAGTTCAGCTGTGGTCATGAGGCTTTCCTTTTGTATATTCAGACTGTAGCTCAGGCCTGAAGTTGATCAAGCTCGTGCTCGATAGACTTAATCATCTGTAACGCCCAGCCTTTTTGTTCAGAGGAAACAGGTTGCCAGAAGATTTCACGAAAATCAGCCAAGTCTTGATTCAACTCAGCAATAGAGGGGTTTTGAAGAATGTTCATTGTCTTGTTTGCGGTGCCCTCTCGGGCTTGCGTTAATGGTAGGCCATTGGCCAGGATTTGGCAAGGGGCCGAAGCCCCTGGCGATCAGGCGTTAACGGGGACGCAAATGGCACGAACCTTGTCGTAGAAGATGCCGGTGAAGATAAACTTGCCTACTTCCTGATTCCAGCGGTGAACTTTGGTGCCTTGGTATTTTGCGGCGACCTTGGCAGTGTCCTTAAGGCTCTTGCCTGCGAGATCGGGACGGCCAGCCCAGCTGGGCTTTCCATTTTTGACGGTGCCATCGCTGTAAGTGAACTCCAGATAGACGGCGTGGCTGTAGGTGCGTGCTGTTTTTCGGGTGAAGATCTCGCCGTTTTCGGCAGTGGCAGTGATCTTGTGAGCTTTGGTGGTCATGAGTCCTGGGAGCAATGTCCGTTTGGTTGATGTCAGAACTTTAGCACAGGCGTTGAGGACTCAATGTCTCCATCTTTATATTTTGTAATATAGATGCCTGGGCGGTCTTGATCGATACATCCCAGTTCCAAAGAAACATTCCCTAAGTTAATAGAGAAGAAACCTTCCAACCTCTCAGTTCCAAAGAATGGGTCTTCAGAGTTCCCCCAATAGATAGAGCAGTTACCAATAGCCATAACCCCTCCATCTGAATTAATATCAAAAATCATTTTAGTTTCTGTGATTGTTTTTTGTTGAGTTTAAAATAAAGCTTATA